GCCGCGTCCACGGTCTCACGGCCGCGGCGGATCGATAGCCGGCCGGCATGCGTCGCCGGGACGAGCGGCGCGCCGGCGGCCGTGGTGATCGTGACGGGGTCGCCGCCGACGAGATCGGACAGCCGCGTCACGAAATGCTCCCGTACGCCGGCGCCTGGCCGAGCGTGATCGAGTAGCGGTCGAGCAGCTGGCGCAGCTGGCGCGCGACCGCGACCGGGTCCAGAGCGCCGTTGACGGTGATGTCGGGCAGGTCGAACGTGCGCCGGTCGACGATCACGGCCGCGCCGCGACCGCCGGCAGCGCCCAGCAGAGCGCCTAGGAAGGTGTCGCCGGCGCCGGCGGTGGTGAGCGGTCCGCCAGGGCCGAAGCCTGGCGACACGAGCGCCGATACGCCGGCGTCCGTGGTGAGCGGCGGACCAGAGAACGGGTTCAGCTTCCCGACGACGCCGCCGACAGCGGACGCGACGGCTGACGCCTTGTCCTTCAGAGCACCGAGCTTGCCGACCGCGGTATCGATCCAGCCAACCAGCTTGGCGATACCGGTGATGATCAGCCCGAGCGCCTTACCTAGCGCCTTCAGCGCTACGCCGGCGATGTTGCCCAGCAGCGTCCCTAGCGGCTTCAGTACCCCAGTCGCTTTCACGATCGCGCCACCGAGCGTGTCGAGCGCCGGCCGGTTGTCGTCGATTGCCTTTTTCACGTAGCCGAACGCGGTCTTGGCGGCGTTCAGGACTGGCGATAGGAAGTTCTGGATAGCGGGCACGACAGTGCCCATGATCCAGTCTCGGATCTTGCCCAGCGCCGGAATCAGTGCGCCGGTGACGAAACCAGAGACAGCCTGAATCTGTGGCGCGAATCGAGTCTGAAACGACTTCGCGCCGGCCTCGACCGCCGGCAGAGCCTTCGTTGACAGGAAGCCGATAAACGACGTGTAGGTCGGCAGCAGCTTCGCGCCGATCGACGATTTCAGGTTCTCTGTCTGGGCCTGGAATCGAGCCGTCACGCCGGCGGCCGTGTCGCTCTCGCGGCCGAACGCGCCAGTCGTCTTGGAGGTCTGCTTCGTGATCAGGTCCAAGGTCGCCTGAGCCTTCGCGTTGTTCGCCGCCGCGCCGGTGAGCTTGTCCTGTCCTTTCGCCGCCAGCTGGGCATTGATCGCCGTTTCGTTGATCGACACGGCATAACGCTCGATCGGGTCAGTTTCGCCTTTCAGCGTCGACGACAGCGCCTCGACGGCTTCCTGGACGGACCCGCCGTAGGTGGCGGCCAGGTCGGCGCCTTTGGAGATCAGCGCCTGGGTTTGGGTGACGCTCTGGGCGGTCGAAAAACCCATGTTTTGCAGCTGGGCGCCAACGACGCTGGCCAGGTTCTCATATGCCGATTTCGACAGGCCCAGGTCTTTGTCAGCCGACGCGGCGTAGCGCTTGACGGCGTCGGCCGAGCGGCCGAAAACGGTCTCGACGGCGCCCTGTGACTGTTGTAGGTCAGACGCGGACTTGCCGGCCGAGATCGCGATAGCGCCGATCGCGACGACGGCCGCCGCCGCGCCTGACTTCGCGAGCGAACCGACTTTGCCGGCGGCCGAACCGATCCGGCCCATAGCCGATTCGGTGCGGGCGCCGGCCGCCTCAGCGGATTTCGAGTCTCCGACGATCTCGACTTTCAGGACGGCCGGCCGGCCCATCGTTCACCCCTTTGCTAGTCGCCGCGCGCCTCTGCTTCCGCGGCTAGAACTCTTTGCATGGCGACGAGATCGCCGTATGTCTGGCCCAGCAGGTCACCTGGCAGACAGCCCCACATCCGCGCTAGGACGGCGCGTTGCCAGGCGCCGTAGGGTCCGCGTCTGCCTCCGCCTGCGCGATCGCGGCGAGCTCCGCCGGCGACGGCGTCTCGCGGATCGCGTAGTCGCCGGCGTCGGCGTCGGCCGCCGGCGTCGGCTTGTCCTCGAGCAGGCGCAGCGTGCGCAGCAGCTGGAAGGCCGACAGCGCCCGATAGGGCTCCATCTGGGCGCCGGGGTCGGTACGGCGCGCCCAGAGCCACGCCAGGCAGCACCGCGCCTCCCAGGTGGATTCGTGGCCGCTCTGGGCCAGCGTGGCGAGATCGCCTTTCATCAGGCGCGATCCGAAACCGAGCTCGCCGGCGGTCAGGTCGTCGATTGCGTGCCGGCCTTCGGGGACGACCGGGTCATCGGTGGTGTTGGTCATGGGTTCCTCTCCCAGGGTGGTCAGTACGTGCCGCCGACTTTGTCGACGGCTTTCTGGATGCTGGCCTCATAGGCCGGCAGCCAGACAGGTTGCGTCTCGACAGCGGCGTCGGCGATGAACGGTTGCGCCTCGATCCCATGCGCCGGCCAGCCCCAATGGACGGGGCCGGCGTACGGGACAGCCGCGCCGCCGGCGCGCACGATCGCGCGGCCGACAGCACGGTTTCCGCGGACACTGCCGGCGAGGTTCCCGGACCGTTTCGGCGCGCGGCCGGCGCCGGCCGACGCGACGATCGACGCCGCTTGCTGGTTGGCGTCTTTCAGGTCGGACAGGTCGTTGCCCAGACGCCGCAGGTTGCGCCGTAGCGGCTTCAGGCCGTCGACCTTGACGGTTCCGGTGTTGGCCATGTCAGACGGCGTAGGTCGCGGTCGGCTCGCCCACAATCGGCCATTCCGCGTCGGACGTCAGCCGCTTGTTGACGTCGCCGCCGATCGGCAACGCGCGAACCTTGACGTTGCCGGCGTAGGAAGGCATGCCGGTGCCGGCGCCGGCCGGCGACCAGACGAACGGGACCGTGTCGCCGGCGTTGGTCAGCGCCCAGTTGACGACGCCGGCCGCGTCGGTCCAGTCCTGGATCGACGTGAATTTGAGCGTCCACGTGGTCTTTTCGTCGGCCGCCAGAGCGTCACCCGATAGAACCTCGATCGGGTCGCCGTCCTCGTCGGTCTTCGGCTCCAGCAGAACGTTGGTCATCTGCATTGCGCGCGGTAGCGCGTCGATTGTCAGGGTTCCGTTGCGCTGGCGGCTTTCGGTGATCACAGGGACTCCTCTAGGTGCATCTGGTAGGCGGGGATGGGTGCGGCGGCGTCGTCGAGCGCGTACCGGATCGGTAAGGCGTCGTCGACGGCCAGGAACTCGACGACCAGGTCGACGAGCTCGTCGCATTCGGCCCAGACAGCGACGCCGCCGCCGGCCGACGCTGAAAGGACGGTCAACGACCAATTGACGGTCCGGTGCGGTAGCGGAAGGTCGAACGTCTGGGTTGGGGGGCCGATCAGCACACAGGGCCGGTTGTTGAGCGCTTCGACGGGGTCTGTGTAGGTCGGCGCGCCGGCGGCCGTGAGCAGCGTCGCCAGCTGGGCGGCGCGTTCAAGCATGTTCGCCACGGCCGTCAGCCGATCGCCGGCGTCGCGTTGCGACCCAGCCCCAACAGACGCTCGATATCGGGGTCGAGCCTGAGGATGCTCGACGGTCCGAACTCAGCGAACGTAGCGACGCCCAGCGGCGAGCCAGTACGCGCGACGAGCCGACAGGCGAGCATGACGGTCCCCAGGCCGATGTCATCGGACGGCGCCTCGGTCGGGGCCGGCGCGCCGGCCGGAAACAGATCCGGCCGGTGCGCCTGCACCCAGCTGGCAGCCGCGTCTACGCGACGCTCGATCGCCGCCGCGTTGGGTGCGCCGGCGGCGACCTTCAGGTCGTCGAGAGTCTCCGCCAGCGGCGGCCAGGTGTAGGTCATGGTTACGGCTCGACCGCGACCGAAACTTCGGAGATGCCGGCCGGCAGCACGGTCTTCACCGCGAAGTAGCCGAACAGCGCCAGCTTGATCACGCCGGGACCCTCGACCTCGTCGAACCGGAACGTCTGGGTGCGCGACTCTCCGACGTGGATCGCGTCGTTACGGATGATCCATCCGTCGTCGGTGGTGATCGCGGAGGCGCGGACGATCTCCACGCCGTCGACGTCGGCGCCGGTGTAGCCGGCGCGCATGGTGCCGAAAACCGGGTTGTACGGCGCCGTACGCAGCTTCGGGTTCCCGTCCGCGTCGGTCTCGGCCGCGAAGGTGTTGAACATCGTTCGGCCCATGGCGATGAAGTCAGGCGGAAGGTCGTCGCCGGCGTCGAACGCCAGCAGCGCCGCACGCAGCGCCGCCAGGTTGGCTGTCGCCGGCGCCGTCAGGTCGGCCGCTTCGAGCTCGGCCACGACGTCGGTCTCGGTCTTGCGCCGGTAGTCGCGGAGCATCGCGTTCAGCGCGATCGAGTCAATCGCCGGGTTGCTGGCGTCGACGAGCTCGCGCGAGACACGGAAGGCGCCGCTCTTGGCCTTCGGGGACACGACAACGCCGGCGACGTCCTGATCGCCTTCCGCGCTGTGCGCCGTTCCCTGGGCGTGGTCGGCCACGCCGGCGAACTCACCTTCGACGGGCACCTTGTACGGCGTCGCGTCGGTCAGCGGCGTCACGGTCAGCCGCGCCACGATCGGCCGGCCGCGGTCGACGATCCGGCGGAACAGGTCCGGCCGGTATCCCTGGGTGGGGAACAGGTCGGGTTCGGTAACGGTCGTCTCGACCGCCGCCAGCGCCATCACGGACGGCGCGTTGCCGTCCAACAGCTGGGCGTTGAATCGCGACAGGCGGTCGCGCGCGTCGGTGTCGCCGTTCAGCCGCGCGTTGTAGGCGTCGCGGACCAGCGATGTTCCGCCGGTGAACTCGTAGACGGACGCCTCCGACGTCACGTAGGCGGCGCCGGCCGCCGCCGCGATCGGGACCGGGCCGGCCGGCGGCGCGGGGGGTGCGCCGGCCGACGCGGTCGTCACCGGGGCCGGCGGAGAGGGTACCGGCGCCGGGTCCGCCGGCGGCGCGGCCGGCGGAGTCTGCGGGCCGCCGGCCGGCTGGCCGGCGGTCGCCAGCTGGGCCAGCTGGTCGGGGGTGAGCTCCGACATGCTCGCGAGCAGGTTGGGGGTGAGCTGGCCGGCGCGTGCGAGCGCGAGCAGCTGGTCAAACGTCACGGATGCCTCCGCATTCGTAGGGGTGTGCTCGGCCGGCGAGATCCAGCCAGAGATAACGAGCTCGGCGCCCTGGGCCGCGACGTCGTCGACGCGGGCGTCGTCGAAGGCAGGCACAGAGACGAGCGAGGTTTCCCGCAGCTGGCCGGAGCCGGCGACAGGCTGGCCAGACGCCGCGGCGCGGCGTACGGCACGCAGGGTGGCGGCGTCCAGCTGGACACCGACAGAGAAGGCGTCACGGACGCCGTTGGCAGCCTCCGACAACGCCAGGTCGCCGGCCGCGCCTTCGGGTACGTGGAACTTCCCCCAGACGCCGGCCGACGTCTCGCGGAGCTCGGTCGCGTAACCGACCGCCTCGCGTTGGACATGCTCGACCAGCAGCTTGACGCGCTTGGGGTCGGCCCAGGTGATCGAGCCGGCGGCGAACGTCAGAGCGCCCATGCTCGTCACGCCGGCCGGCCCAAACGGGACGATCAGGCCGGCGATTGTGCGCTCACTGGGCGACGCGACCACGGCGTCGACCGGTGCGCCGGCAGTGATGAGCGAGTTTGCGAGCGCCAGGCGGCGAGTCATTGGCGGGGTCCCTTTCCGAGTTGCTGGCGGACTTCATCGGCGTCGTAGATGCCGGCGGTGATCGCTTCCGCGCCGCTCTTGATCACGTCGGCCGCGTCGCCGGTGAGCCAGTTGGACACGTCCCAGCTGACGGCGTGACCTGGCCGGCAGACGTCGGACATTGAGAGCCGTTGCGCGATCGGCGCCATGTAGAGCGACAGCGACATATCCAGGAGCTCGCGCCGCTCCGACACCGACGTCGAGTAGGTGAGCGGCGACGCCGTCGCGGCGTTGAGAGCGCGCGGCGGAAGGTTCATCAGGCGCGCGACTTCCGCGACGCCGTACTGTCGGCCGTCGGTCATCTGGATTCGGTCCGCGTCGAGGTCGACCGTGTCGTATCCGACAGAGGCGTTCATGAAAGCCGTTGTGCGCGTGGCGCGTGCGGTCTCCCAGGCGTCCAGTAGCGTGTCGATCTGAGTCTGGGTGAGCTCTGGCGCGCCCTCGATCAGCTTCAGGATTCCCAGCGGTACGTCGAGCTTCGCGAACCGTCGCGCCGCGGAGTTGAGTAGGCGCAGCGTTGCCAGCGACTCGCCGGCGTCGCACAACAGGCCCTCGTCGAGTCCGTCGATCCGGATCAGGTCGCGGTCTTCCTGCTTGACGCCGTCGACGAACACCTGGCGGCCGACGACGCGGACGCGGTCGCGCGACAGCCGTTCCCAGGTCGCCGGCCAGTCGTCGACGTCGCGGCCGGTGACACGCAGCCAGGCGCACGGGTAGAAGACCAGGTCGTCGACGATCCAGGCCAGCGAGTAGGCGAGCGTGGTCGTCGGGTCCGGTTGCGTCCACAGCTGGCGGTCGACACGGTCGCCCAGGCCGGCGCCGGGATTGCCTTCGGCGTCGACGCCTGGCCCACGCTCGATCAGCGGAAGTTGGGCGATCGTGCCGCAGATGACGTTTCGGCCGCGCTTGACAGCCGGAATCTTCATCGCCTGCCGGCGCGTGATCGCAGTCGTTTCGCCTACGTAGTAGCCGAACGCGGCGGCGATCTCGGGATCGAGTCCGCCGGCCGACGTTCCCCACAGGATCGGGTCCGTCGACGCCGTCGCGACCGGGACGGCCGGCCGGCGGAGCCGTAGCGCTTGAAGGATGCCCACGGCCGCAGACAGTAGGCGGAACCTGACGCGCCATGCCGGCGAATCTGACGCCGCCGGCCAAACTAGAACCGCCGCGTCACGTCAGGTTCTCTGACGTGACGCGGCGGCCGGTTATGTCGTGTCGAATCCCGTTCAGTACCGGACGAGCCGCCAGAACTTCACCGGGTAGACGCCTGGCCGCTTGCACAGCGGGACGGCGCCCTGTGACAGCGGCGGGAACGGCTCACCAGGACAGCGGTACTGCCAGATGCGGCACATCGTGTGGCCGTGACCGATCGGCCAGCAGCGGACAGCCGGCGCGGCGTCGGCCGGCGCCGGCGCGGCGGCGGCCAGGCCGGCGCCGATCACGACAGCGGCCAGGGCGGAAACGATCAATCTCACGGGGTGGTCCTCTCGGTTGCGTCTCGGATTGATTCGGCGGTGCGTTTGCGGAGTGCGGCGGCGGCGCCGCGTACGGCTGACGGTGGGATGGATTCGTAGAGGTAGCCCAGCACGAACGATTGGGCGTAGGTGAGTCCGTATGGGCGGCGGTCGTGTTCGGACGCCTCCGTGAACGCCGCGGAGAGCTCTGCCCATGCCTTATCGCGTGGCCGGGTCCGTGGCCGGGTCACTTGTCCGCCTCGCACTCGTCGGCCGCGTCGTCGTCGGCCAGGTCGTCGACCAGCTGGTCGACGACCTGGACATTCCAGCCACTCGCGCCAGGCCCGGAGTACAGCGGGCGCGGCGCCTCGTCGATCCACTCGACGCCCATCACAGCGCGCCGCCGCAGTTGGCGCAGAAGTGCGGAACCCAGGGCTCGTCGTCGATCCCGCCGCCGGCACGGATTGGCTCGTCGCACCGACATTCGCCGGCGTCGCCCAGCAGGCGGCCGAGCTCCGTGTCACGCTTGATCGCGTCGTCAGCCGCTCGCGCGCCAGGCACCTCCGAGGGGTCGACTGCCCAGCTGGACAGGATCGCGCCGCCGGCGTCATGCGCGCTGTGCGTCGGTCCTTCGTGGCCGGGCGGCAGGGTGCAGGTCAGATAGCCGATGACGCGCGCGGCGGCCGTGCCGGCGTCGGCCTCGATCGGGTACTGGGCGGCGCAGAACGGCGGCGTCAGGCGGCTGTCTTCGGCGCGGCGGTCGCGTTCGGCTTCGGCCTCGATCATGGCGCGCACGCGCCGGCGCTGGTCTCGGATGCTTCCTGTCTTGGGCATGCTGTGTCCTCTCGGTTTTGTTGCTCAGAACAACGATTGCTCGCCGGCGACGCGGCGCGGCGTCGGCTTGCTTCCCCAGCGTTGCTGGGCGGCTTGCTTCGTGATGCCGAACGGGCGCGCGACGTCGGCCCAGGACCGACCGTGCTTCTCGCGCTGGCCGTTGACGGCCGCCGCGATCGCCGCGTCGAGCTCGTCGCGAAGGCGCGCCATGTCCGCCAGGTCGACGTCATCGGCGTCAGCGACGCGCCGGCCGGCGGCGCGGATCATCCGCGCCACCATGCCCAGGTATTCCGGCGTCTCGACGGGCCCACGCTTCCGCGACATCTTGTGTCCTCTCCTGTCTGCTCACGATCCCAACGCCGTCAATCTAGCCTTGACGGTGAATGTCAGCAAATCAGACACGGCGTGTCAGGCGACCTGACGGGATCGTGGGCGCCTCACAGCGACGACAGGCGCCGCCTTTTCTGTCACCGATGGGTGATCGAAGTGCCGCGCCGCCAGGGTGCCGGCGGTGACGGCGGCGATCGAGCCGGCCGACGCCTTGCGCGACCAGACAAAGGCGCCGTCACCCACCCAGACGCGGTCAGTGTTCGGGACCGCTTCGGCCAGCGCGTGCCATGGCTGGCGGTCGGCCGGCGCCAGGCCTTCGGGGATCGGCGCCGGCGCCCGGTGCAGGATGCGCCGCTCTGTGTCGTCGTGGATCGCGCGGAGCATCCAGCCGCACGCCGCCTTGTAGTCCTCGCCCACGATCGGCGCCGTCTGGACGCCGGCGCGTTCAAGCTCGGCCGCCAGGTCGACGGCCGGGCCGTTCGGGGACACGGCCACACCGGGCGTCAACTTCCAGCTGACGCGGAGCTCGCGCACGCGGTCGAGCACCCAGGACACGCCTGGGCGGTAGTCGACGACGTCGAGCCGCATGGGGCCGGTTGGGGTGTCGCGCCATGCGGCCATGATCGCGGCATCTGCGTGATCCGGCGACACGTCGACGGCCAGCGCGACCGGGACCGCCGGCGCCGGCCACTCCGCCGCGGCGCCGGCGTTCCACGCCGTGACCGAGATGACGCCGTCAGACAGGCCGGTGAATACGTTGCCGTAGGCGCGGATGAATTCGCCGGCCGTCATGGAATCGGCCGCCTGTTGGATCGCGTCGCGGTCGGTGGTGAACCCGACAGCCGGGTGATACTCGGTCACCAGATCGATAGCGTGCGCACGCTCGGCCGGCGACGCGGCCGGGTCCATACCGGCGCGAACGGCCGCCTCCACGTCAGGCGGTAGCGAGTAGTCGACGAGCGCGAGCGACGAGTTCGGGTCGCCGATACTTGCGCGCGCCGTTTCGAGCTTGCGTTTCATCCACGTTGAGCGGGCGGTGCCGGCGGTCGAGAACAGCACGAACTGTCCGCCGGTCGTGGTGAACGTCGGCACGACAGCCGCCTCTAACAGCTGGCCGTGAGCGTCGTCGGCAGCCCAGATTTCGTCAGCGCCGACCAGCTGGGTTGCCTTGCCGTGCAAGCCTTGCTCGTCGGGCGCGAACACGCGCCAGGATGACCGGTTGGGCAGCCGTAGCGACTCGGAGCCGTTCGACTTGCGCTCGCGAAACAGCTTGCCCAGCGGCGAATCTGTCACGAGCTCGGCCGCCTCTTGGAAGCTGTCGCGCGCGTCTTGGCGATGCCGGCAGTCCGTCCACCAGACACGCGAGCTCGCCGCCAGGGTGCATCTGTGCGCCGCCAGCGGCGTCCACAGCGTCGTCTTGCCGGCCTGCCTCGGGACCGTGACCAGGATGGTTCGGTAGCGCCATTTCCCGTCGTCGCGCACGGTGGTTATCAGGTCGGCCGTCAGCCCTTGCCAGGGCATGAGCGGCCGGCGCATGACGGCGCCGAACCGGGCGACCTTGGGGCCGTACGTCGGTAGCGCCGGGTCGCGGCGGGTGAGGTAGCGAGGCTGGGCGGTCATACGAGCTCGGGGCCACCCAGAAGGCCGGCCAGGTCGTCGCCGGCGCCGGCGGTCGGCACGGCTACGGCGCCGATACCCAGTTTCGCGAACGTCTCCCGAAGCTCTCGGCCGGCGGCGGCGATCGCGTAGGGGTCGGCCTTGCGGCTGGCGACGTCGACCGCCTTAGCCGCAGCTATGGCGAGCTCGGCCAGCCCTTCGAGCGCCGGCGCCAGCTGGGCGACGTCCAGCGCGCGCCGGGTCGCGAGCTCGACCGCGCCGGCCTTCGCGGCGGCCGGCGCCGGCAGCGCGAATAGCTCGACCGCCTCGCCGGCGACCGTGTCGGCGCTCACCAGGACCACC